CCTTTGAAGAATAGGTGTATGCACCCAAGTTCAAGGCGGCGAAGGTCATGTCGGAAACAGTTTCAGCGGAACCTTCGGAAAGGATAGCCGCAACGACTGATGTGTCATTGACCTTGGGGTAAGGCAACGTTGCACCGCTATTGGTGTTCAACACTTGTGCAATACGCTCAATCTCACCGGTGAATTTCGTGGCAACCGCAAGGGCGTTGCTGAAATCCTCGGGGATCAAGAAACCGCCATCGGCGTCGGGGGTAGTCAATTGGGGGTCGGTTCCGCGAACCTCCATCATCGCTTGACGCTCCTCGGCGTTCAAACCACCCATACCACGGCGAAGGTACTTGCTGAATGCCTCGCCCTTGGTAACGGCTTGACGCTCTGCAACCTCTGCGCGCTCCTCTTTTTTGGCGGCAAATTCGCGCTTCAATTCCTCGGCGCGCTCAATGCGCTCGATTTCGGATTTGATACCACGAACATCGGTTTCGATGTTGTCGAACTTTTGGTTCTCCTCGGCGTTCATTGAACGGCCTTCGGCTTGTGCGCTGGCAACGATTGTATTCAATTCGTTAACCAAGGCGGCGCGTTTTTCGCGCAATTGGATTGAATTCATGATTCAGTTTTCAAGTTTAGTTATTCTTAAAATAAAATCACGAAGGTTTGGCCGTTCAACCTCACCATCGTGGTGTTCACGTTGGGCAAGCCCGGACGTTGCGGCGGGGTAGGCGGGCAGGACTACCGGCGACACATCAATCAATCGTGAAACCTTTTCAATGATACGGACGTTTTTCCCGTTGCGTTTTTCCCAACGATCACGTCCGACCAAAAATGCGAATGACGATTGATTGACATCGCCGCGGCGCATCAATTCAATCAAATCGTTTGCGTAAGTCGTATTTGGCATTTTCACCTCATAACCCAAACCATTTTCGTCTTGCCATACGCGCAACGTACCCGACGACACGCGGCCCAACAAAAATGAATCGGAATGATTGTAAAATGCGCGGACGTCATCATTCAACACATCATCAAATGCGCCCGGCATGATGTATTCAATGAACCCGCCCAAATCCTCGGATGGTGAATCAAAAACGGCCGCATACCCGCGGACGATTTCGCCATCCAATTCCGCGCGAAATTCCGTCGAACGACGTTCCATCACGGGAACATTGTTGCGGACCTCGGCGTCAAACTTTTCCAATGTTGCGAACAAATGAACAACATTCAAAACGGGGGTGCGTTCCATATACGCGCCCTCGTCGGCGTTGAATTCATAAATGCGAATCAATGCCGCGGGGTTGTCCGCCGTACCGGTGACAACAAATCCCGAATCGGATGACAATTCGCCGTCCGCGTTTATTTCAATGATGCGTCCGTATGCATACCCGTTGCCGGATTTCCAACGTACGAAATCGCCAATTTCCAGTTCGTCCGGTGCGGCCTTTTCCTCAACCATTGGTGCGGCGGATTCCTCCAATGCCGGTTCAAATAAAATCGGATCGTGGTCGTTTTCATCCAACCACATTTGCGCATCCTCGACCGAATATTTTTCCGCATCGAATCGGATTGCCTGCAATTCCGAAACGCCGTCCTTGATTCCGTAAATGGCATGGATGCCCTCGCCGAATGCGTCGTTTTCACGACGGAATTCGTCAAACATTTCCGGGTCAATCAAACGTGCGGCGTGTTCGCCCGGATATGGGCGTTCCTCCGTGTCGTTCATCTTTTCAATTGTTTGTTCGGCCCATTCACGCATTTCGTCGCCACCCCACGCGGCGTACATGATGGAACCGCAAATTTGGTTTCCGTCACTATCGACGAAATCCCCTTGGTCATATACTTTCGCCCGTGACAAAAATGAAAACGTGCGTTTCACAATGTCATCGGATATTTCGGCGCGTTCGGTCAATTGACGTGCGCGGAACCAACCGACGGCGGTACCGCAGTCCGAACCATTGGATTCCTTGAAATCCAACGCGCGTTGTGCGTTTTCCGACGCCGCCTCCGGGTAATCAGTCCACGCCATTTTCGTCGGGATTATCGATTGACGCATTCGCCATGTTCAGCGGTTGCAAATACACATCGCCGCCCTCGATGTCATTGAGGTTTTCGGATTTGCGAATGTCGTTCACGGACAACCAACCCCATTGACGGCCGATTGAATACGCGTCGTAACGTGATTTGATGTCACCGCGTAACAAACCCTCCAAATTGAACTGGATGAAATACGAATCCTGCTCGTCCATCCGGAACAATTTGTTGTTGAATTCCTCCTCAATCCGAACCGCCCATGGACGAATCGTGTTGCGGACAAACTGAATTCCCTGCTCCTCGATATTTGCGCGCGTTGATGACGCGGACAAATCGCCCAACATGTGGGGCGGGATTAGGAAAAACCGCGCGACCTCCTCCGTTTGGAATTTGCGCGTTTGTAGGAATTGCGCTTGATCGGGCGGGATGGTCATTTTTTCAAATTTCATCCCCTCCTCCAAAATAGCGGTTTTGTGTGCATTACCCAAACCGGCGTTGGCCGTTTGCCATGAGTGTTTCAAACGCTTGTATGCGTCGTCCGTCAAACGTCCGGGGTGTACTAACATTCCCCCGACGTTCGCGCCGTTACCGAAGAATTCCGCACCAAATTGATTTGCGGCCAATCCGATGCCAAACGTTTCCTTCGCCGCCGCCAATGGTGATTTGCCACGGATGCCGTCAAACGACAATCCGCAAACGTGAATCATTTCGAAATCCGTGTACACGATTTTTTGGTCGACGTGGTAGAATTTCTCCCCATCAACAACCTTGATTTGTACGCGGTCCGGATGGACTGGAATCAATTTCGTGGGACGTGCCGAACCATCGCGTTCGATGACACAATATCCGTTGCCATGCAAACACAAATGCGCCATCAACGTTTCACGGAACACCAATGACGTCATCATTGGGTTCGGATGTTTAATCAACGACCCGATGGGGTGTTCGTTGGAAATGAAACGTGATTGTCCGTCGGTTTGGTAAACGTGCCACGGCATTGAACCGATGGTTTCGGAAAGGATCCGAACCGCGGCCCATACCGCGGAAAACTGCATGGCCGAATTTTCATTGACGGGAACACCCGTCTTTGAACTGCCGAATGCATCAAACAACCATGATGCGGGTTTGTTCAACGACGTTGATGGATTGTTGGGTGATGCTCTAAACACCGCCCGAACCCGGTCAAACAATGAATTTTGTTCGTTTGCCATGGATATAATTTGCGCGCATTACAAAAATATGGAAAAATCCGAACCATTGTTGCAGGTGTTGAAAACTAAACGCACAACCTTTCGGGACGTATGTTTTCCTTTTATTTTTTTTCCGTCCCCCTTTAGGGGGCGGAAGAAAAAAAATAAAAAAACATCCCGACGCCCAAAAAAATCAAATGTCAATAAACGAAAAGAACCCCCGAAGGGGTTCTACAATTAGGGGGTGTCCAACCTATTTCCTCGCTTACGCAAACCCCTAATTGATGATGGAACGGATTGTACCGATGTCGATCGTTCCGTATTTTTTATGGAACCTCAACAACACCCGTTCGGCATCGTTGAATTCGGTTTCGGTTTTTGGATTCATGTACATGTTCCATGCACGGGCCAATTCGGTCAATTCGGTTTTCATGTGTTTGTGTTTTTAAAAGGGCCGCCCTAATGGACGGCCCCGTTTGATTAGTATGGCCAATGTTCGGGAAGGTTGTATGCCTCTAAAACCTCACAACTTGGGAACCAATTTCCCTCATCCTCCATACCATCGTATGAATCATAAATGAATCCCTTTTTCACAAGACTGCCGGCGATACCCTTTTGTGATGCGGTCAATCGTTTGTCATAGCAAATAATATCTTTTGAATCATACGAATCAATGATTATTTGAAGGAATTCGGATTCCTTTTCGGTCAATTGCGCTTGGATGTTTTCGATTGTGTTGTTCATGATTTCGTTGTTTTGTTTGTTTGTTGATGTAAACATACAACAAAATGTTAAACCAACAATACCCATGAACAAAATATTTCACATTTGAATAAAAAAATCAATGTTTTGACCGAAATCAAATATTTTCATCCTCAAAAACAATAATCAAATGCACGATGTACCCCATCAAATCGAACAACGTGTCCTTCGTTTCCTCATTGATCCCGACCGCTTGAATGCGGGACAATTTGTCGTCAATGCGCCCGGAAATGGAATCCATGCGGTCCAGTCGTGAGAATATCCGCACCGGGTTTTGCAACGAATCGCCATAGGTGTTGTTTTTAGAAATTAACAAATCCTCCAAACGTTCAATGACGTGTTCAATCTTTTCGTTTGTGTGCATGGTGCTTTTTTGAATTGGTGAATGAATAGTACGATGAAAAACGGCGACGTCCGTATTGGTCGACGTGTTGTTGTTCGGTGAACTCATAGGATAGGATTTTGCATTTGTGTTCCGCGACCAAATCGTTGAACAATTGGTTGAAGGATTCGAACGTTGCACGTTCATTTTCAAATTGTTGGCTCATAAAAATCTGATGTCATTGGTTTCATACACGGAACCGCCCGCGTTGTCATTGTCGTTTGTCATCCATTCGCCGACGGCCATGGCCAAGGCGACCATTCCGTCAATCTTGTCACCCGATTTCGATTTGACGAATTTGATGTTCATCGCCTCATCGACCTTCGTTTGAATGTTCGATGCCATCCATCGCAACATCCCGTGACCGCCGTGGTTCAATTTCTTTTGTTTGATCAATATTTCCATTTGTTTGATTGGTTGGGACATCGACGCGAACCCCTGCCCGAACGGGTCCATATCAAACCCGGCGTCCATCAATCGTTGAACCAACGCGGATGAATTCCACCGGTCAAACGCCACGGACTTGATGTCAAACATGTCCGCACATTTCGACATTTGCGTGAATATGACGTCGTAATCCGTCGAATTCCCGTCCGTGACAATTAGTTCACCCGCCGCGGCGAACGCGTCGTACGATGCCCCGGTGCGCCCACGGCGTTGGTCAACGGCCGCATTCGATACGAACATCCACGGCAACACCTTGACCGAACCATCCGCGCGGGGGAATATCAACACGAATGAACACACGTCGGACGTTGCGGCAAGGTCAAGACCCCCGAAACATGGTTCGCCCGCCAGTTCCGACAAATCAACATCGCCCGCGGACAACATCCAATCGGAATCCGTCACCCAACCATCGAACGATGACACCCATTGGTTCAAATGCAATTGTTTGAATGCGATTTCCGACGTCGGCAATATGCGCGCCTCGGCCGCCATGCGTTCGAAATAATCCATGCGGACGGACACGCCAAGGTTCGGATTTGCGACGCGCCACGTTTCAACGTCAAACGGGTCCGCATCCATCGGGGCCTCATAAATGACCGGCAAAAACGTTTTGTCGTCGATGATGCCATCGCGGACCTTTTTGCCGTAGTCGTACAATTCCATGCACAACCCACCGCGGTCAATGCCGGCGGTACTGATTCCCAACACCAATGGTTGCGAACGCGCACCGACCGATGTCGTCAATACCTCCCACAATTCGCGGTTAGGTGCCGAATGCAATTCGTCGTACAACACCGCGTGTGCGCTGAATCCGTGTTTCGTCGATGCGTCCGCGCTGATCGCCTTGATATATGAATTCGTGCCATTCAACACAATTGAATTGCGGTAGATTTTGCATTTGTCGCGCAACAATGTTGAATTCAAAACCATTTGTTTTTGAACCTCGAATATTGCGTTCGCCTGCTCCCTATCCGCCGCGGCCACATAGATTTCCGCGCCCGGTTCATTGTCGGCGAATAATAGGTACAAACCAATCGCGGCAATCAAATTCGATTTGCCATTTTTACGCGGCAAAAACACGAACGACGTGCGGTATTGTCGCAATCCGTCGGGACCAATCGTTCCGAACAATTGAATCAAATATTCGCGTTGCCATTGTTCCAACAAAAATGGTTTGCCCGACAAATCGCCCTTCACATGCGTGCAAATGCGTTCAATGAATTTCACGGCGCGTTCGCCCTTCGTCGTGTCAATCATGACAACAAATCATCAATGTCCTCCACCTGTTCTTTGGCGTCAATCTTCGCCCGCGACGCGGCCGTCAATCCATATTCCGGCAACATCTTTTTCAACCGGTCCCATGCGTTTTGCATCATTGACAATTCCGGACGCGGACGGAACATCGTGTCGCCCGCCGGCGTTGTCGTTGAATACGTCGGGCCATGCTGGCGGATGATGTTTCGCGCCGCAACGTAATCCTCCCACGCATCCGAAAACATTTGCAATGCGTATCGGTCCAGTTCGGACACGACACCCAACCCAACCAATTTGGCGGATAGGAATTCAAACGCCTCGGACGACACCCCGTCCAATTGTGTTGGCGGTGTTGGTGCCGTCACCGGCATTTCCATTTTGCCGCCATGGCGGTCCGGTCGAAACGTGTCCGACGCCTTCAACATTTCCGTTGGTTTTCTTTTTCTACCTGCCATTTTTTCTAAATATCAAAACGTTTTGATGAACCTTCACCAGTTTCTTCGATTTCATGTTCCCATTTGCGCGCCATGCCGCCGCGGCCAACGCATTCAACAATATTGCCTCATTGTAAAAATCCAAACCGGCATCGCGGAATGCGGCAATTGTATCGGGAACAAACCCGATGTAATTTCCACGCCTATCCCGAACCTCACCAACAACAAAACATGCAAATCCACCATCCGCCAACAATCGGCATGATTTGTCAATGATTTCACGATACGCGATCAAAAAATCATTGTATTTCATGTTCGAAATGTCACCATCCAAATCCGAATACACCTCCAAATCGGCATACGGCGGACACGAAAACACAAAATCAAATGGTCCGGTCATATCATTCAACACGATGTTTGAATCACCGACATACCAATTTGGTTGATTGTTGGTTTCCAATATTTCCAAACCCTGTTCGCGATTGGATTCAATTTGTTCCGGACGAATATCAATGCCGGTGTATTTGTACCCCAATTTATTTGCAACGATTCCGCGCACCGAACCGCCGGCGAATGGGTCCAAAATTCGACCACCATCGGGAACGAACCAATGATACAAAACCTCGCACAACGCCGGATCAAATATCGATGTGTTCGATTTCATCACCTGCGAACTCTTCATTTTTTTTTTCGTCCAATCCAATGTGTTGAATGCGGTTGCGGTTCGCCCCAATTCCGATTGAATTCCCAAACGCGACCATGTGCGTTTCCTATTTTGCCAATTCCCCGATTTCGTATCCAAAACCGAAAATGGCGGTTCGATGAATTTGTCGCGCAATATTTCGTCGACAACAATCGGATTTCCAAACAAATCATAATTCATGTTCAAACATGTTTTTAGGCCCCCAAATTGACTTTGTGTGTTTGCCAT